GATAAAGTCTGTGAGGAAAAGATTCAACCGTTTATTGATAAATCTTATGTTGAACTTGCAGAATATGTTCATGCTTATGACCAAAAGATGCAGATGAAACGAGAAGGTCTATCTGACAAGGGTATCTGGACTGCCAAGAAACGTTATATTCTGAATGTGTATAACAACGAGGGTGTTCAATACAATGAACCTCAGATGAAGGTGATGGGTCTTGAAATGATTAAGTCATCAACACCTGCGGTGATTCGTGAGAAGATGAAAGAAGCAATCCACATTATGATGAATGGTACTGAAGAAGATATTCATGAGTTCATCAAAAATGCAAAGAAGGACTTCATGGGTTTACCACCTGAAGAAATCTCCTCACCGAGAGGTTGTAACGGTTTGTCTAAATATTCCGATTCATTATCGATGTATAAGTCTGGCACACCAATGCACGTCAAAGGTGCCATTCTATACAATCACTATCTTAAAGAGAAAAAACTTACTAAAAAGTATCCACTCATTCAAGAAGGCGAGAAACTGAAATATAGTTATCTCAAGATGCCTAATCCTTTCAAAGATACCGTAATCTCATTCCCTGGTCGTTTACCTGTTGAATTTGGACTTAATGATTATATTGATTATGATATTCAATTTGAAAAGGCTTTCTTAGAACCAATCAAAGTTATTTTAGATTGTATGAAGTGGTCTACTGAAAAAGTAAGTAGTTTAGAGGACTTCTTTTCATGATTTACTTTACATTTGCGGCCGCACTACTATTATCAGGTATTGCAGGTTACTATTCTGTCATAGGTCTTGCAGCCATCTTTATGGGTGCATTTTGGCCTGTTATTATTATGGGTGGTTCACTTGAGTTTGCCAAGTTAGTTACTGCTTCTTGGTTATATCGCAATTGGAAAACTGCTCCGTTCCTGTTGAGAACATATTTGGTTATTGCGGTTGCATTACTCATGCTCATCACTTCGATGGGTATTTTTGGTTTCTTGGCCAAGGCACATATTGATTCTACATTAGATGCTGGTGCAAATGCGGTGGAATTAAAGACACTTAATCAACAACAGAAGATTGCTGATGAAAGATTGAACTACCTATTATCAAGAGCCAAGGATCCATCAACGGCAAGTAATCAGTTGGATAGACAGATTCAAACTACACAAAAAGAACTTACCGAAATCAACAAGAAAAGATTACCACTTCTCCGTGAAGAAAACAAACTTGTGGCAGATATTGGACCAATCAAGTATGTGGCAGATATGTTCTTTGAAGGTGATGGAGCGGTAGATAAAGCAGTCAGACTGGTAATCTTTATTATTATGCTTGTATTTGACCCATTGGCTGTGTTATTATTAATAGCAGCGAATATCTCAATGAGAAAACCTGAAGAAACGAAACCAGTTGAAAAAACTTGGGATGATTTCTTTAAATCTGCACCAGTACCAGATGATTCAATTGAGATTGAAAAAGAAAATATTGTAGACATAGAAGAAAACGTTCCTGAACCGGAACCGATTGTAATTGATGCATCTTCTGGTGAATCTATTCCTCCGTTGGGTGTGAATGTTGCAACGATTGAAGATGAATCAAAAAAGAAACGTGGATTTCCCAACAGGAAATCAAAGATAGATAGTATGTATGTAGATGATGCTGAGTTGGCATTTCGTAAAAAGGAAAATGAATGAGTATACTTGACAAAATTAAAAAGAATAGTTCTATTAAAGAATCCGCTATTCTATCAAAATCTAAATTCTTCACACAGAAGGATATGATTCCAACCTCAGTACCAATTATTAATGTGGCACTATCAGGTCGATTAGATGGTGGTCTTACACCAGGTCTTACAATGTGGGCAGGTCCATCCAAACATTTTAAAACTGCATTTTCACTTTTGATGGCCAAATCTTACTTGGACAAATATCCTGATGCTGCACTTTTATTCTATGATTCGGAATTTGGTACTCCGCAATCTTACTTTGACTCCTTTGGTATTGATACTAATCGTGTTCTTCATACACCACTTACTGACATAGAACAATTAAAGATTGACTTGATGCAACAGTTAAACCAAGTTGAGCGAGGTGACCATTTGATTGTTGTCGTTGATTCGATTGGTAACTTGGCATCAATCAAAGAAGTTAATGATGCACTTGATGGTAAGACTGTTGGTGATATGTCAAGAGCTAAGGCAGTTAAAGATATTCCAATGGTTGTAGTTAATCATACTTACATGGAAATTGGAATGTTCCCTAAAGCAATCGTTGGTGGTGGAACAGGTTCTTATTATTCTGCTGATAACATCTTTGTATTGGGTCGTCAACAAGAAAAGACAGGCACAGAAGTTACTGGTTATAACTTTATCATCAATGTAGAGAAGTCTAGATATGTTAAAGAAAAATCCAAGATTCCGGTTTCTGTATCTTTTGATGGTGGTATTTCTCGTTGGAGTGGTTTACTTGATGTTGCACTTGATGGTGGATTTGTTGTTAAACCTTCCAATGGTTGGTACTCAAAGGTAGATGCAACGACAGGTGAAATCGAAGATAAAAAGTATCGTGAAAAAGAAACTGATACTAAAGACTTCTGGATGTCACTCATCACAAGTAAAAAGTTTCAAGACTATGTAAAGGACCAATATCAGATTGCTTCTGGTGCCATTATGCAAGGCGGAGAAGAAGATTTGTTTGATGATGTAGTAACTATGGACGGCACCGAATAATAATGAATTTGAGTTTTGCGGGACCAGGTATTGCAATCATTGAAAATTTCTATGATGATAGGGAATTAAAGTTAATTTGGAAAGAACTTGATTACTTAACAAATAATAACAAATTATTACCCCCATCAAAAACTGGTACAGGTAGAGATAACAAGGGTAATCCTTTAAAACATAATAAAGGATTATTTTTGGATGAACACTATGTCAATAGAAACTTTTCGAATATATTAAATGTTAATAGAAAAGTATGGACCGCAGTAACTAAAGAATTTATTGATAGTTCTCTTTTATTTCGTTATTTAAATAGTTGTAATGAGGATTCCACTCTGTTAAATTATTATGAAGATGGTAATTTTTATAAAGCTCATGTAGATACAAGTGTATATACCATATTAACTTATTTTTACAAAGAACCTAAGAGGTTTGCGGGTGGGAATCTTAAACTGGAAGATTATAATATTGAAATAGAAATTAAAAATAATATGGTAATTTATATGCCAAGTATTTTGGTACATGAAGTTACTCCAATTATCATGGAAGAAAATGCCAAAGGATTCGGTAGATATTCCACATCACAATTTTTATTTGTAAGGAATAATATAAATGATTGAAGGACTTGATTATTGTTTCATCTATCCAAAAGAAGATGACCAAGCGGTACATATTCGTTTGATGGAAGGACCATACAAAGATACCGTTTATAAGTATGGTAAAGTTGGTTTTGAAGAAAAAGATGAGCAGGTCTATTTACAATTCAAGTTTGATGTGATAGAATCTCCAATTAAGACTAAGAAATTGGAAAAAGACCTTGACTTTAAAAATTACATCGGTGACTTGCTTGTTGAAATCATGTCATCTAACATTGAGCAGGAAATAATTGATGAAACTGGAACAATCGATTCTACGGAATCTAGTCTATAACGAGGACTATCTAAGAAAGGTATTACCATTCTTAAAAGATGAATATTTCTCCGACAGAACGGAGAGGACACTATACAATGAAATCACCTCGTTTACTGAAACTTACAATACTCCGCCTACGATTGAAGCACTCTCAATTGCCGTCAAGGAGAGGAACAATCTCTCGGATGATGAAGTTAAGAACTGTGAAACTTATCTCCAAGAAATTGAAGCTCATAGCAAAGAACAAACCGAGGTACAATGGCTTGTTGACAAGACAGAAAAGTTTTGCCAAGAGAAGGCGGTATACAATGCTGTATTGGGGGCAATTTCAATTCTCGATGGTAAAGACAAAAGTAAGGACAAAGGTGCGATTCCCTCTATACTATCGGACGCCTTGGCCGTTTCATTTGATACAACAGTAGGACATGATTACTTACAGGACTCTGATGCTCGATTTGATTTCTATCATAGAAAAGAGGAACGAATTCCTTTCGACCTTGAATACTTCAACAAGATTACAAAGGGTGGTCTACCAACTAAGACTCTTAACATTGCTCTTGCTGGTACGGGTGTTGGTAAATCTCTGTTCATGTGCCATGTTGCAGCAGGTGCTATGGTGCAAGGTAAAAATGCACTATACATCACTCTTGAAATGGCTGAAGAAAAGATAGCAGAACGTATTGATGCCAATCTTTTGAATGTTACTTTAGATGACTTGATTGACCTTCCAAAAGATATCTATGACAAGAAAGTTGCCAAAGTCCGTGAAAAGACCACAGGTAAACTTATCATCAAAGAATATCCAACCGCATCAGCATCCGTAACACACTTCAGGACTTTATTAAATGAACTTAATCTCAAGAGGTCTTTCGTACCTGATATTATATTTGTTGACTACCTTAATATTTGTTGCAGTAGTCGTATTAAGGCTGGTGCGAATATTAATTCATACACATACGTTAAATCTATTGCAGAGGAACTTAGGGGCCTTGCTGTTGAATATAATGTTCCTATTGTATCTGCGACACAGACTACAAGATCCGGATTTACATCGAGTGATCCAGGACTTGAAGATACGTCTGAATCGTTCGGACTTCCCGCCACAGCAGACTTGATGTTTGCTTTGATTTCTTCTGAAGAACTGGAAGAACTTGGACAGATTATGGTCAAACAGTTGAAGAATCGATACAATGACCCTGGTTATTATAAACGATTTACGGTTGGTGTTGACCGTGCTAAGATGAAGTTGTATGACATCGAACAATCAGCACAACAAGGTATTGCGGATGCCGGTAATCAAGTCGGTGCTCACAATAAAATTAAACATGAAAAGAAATCTTTTGAAGGATTTAAAGTATGACATTCACACAAGTCACTGCAGCAACATTAATATGGATTATGTTAATTCTGGTAGTATACAAACACTCCACGTTTCAAAAAATTAAAGAGTGTTATGGCATGTGGTTTAAGAAAGAATATTGGACAGACTACAATACCGTAGAATTTGTTAGTTGGTTAGCAAAGGCTATCATTATTGTGCCAGGATTAATTTTTGGATTCTCACTCTGGTGGTTATATTTCTTGACACTGGGCACAAGTTTAACATTGATTTGGGCCAGTAACAAAAAACTATTGCCAACATTGGTAGGATTCAATACACTATGGGTTTGGATTTCTTGCATGGTCTTAGCACAACATTTAATTAAATGAAATTAACTAAAGAAGATGCTATTCATATATCCAAAGTGTTTGAGGATTACTTTGGTAACTTTGAACGCATTGATGAGTATATGAAAGACCAGAAGTTGGCCAATTTGGCTGAACTTCCAATCAATCCATTATTCGCACCGGAGGATGATTTGTTTTCGGATTTCTCCATGCATCCAAACGACATGGATATTGAAGTGGTAGAAATCAATGGTGATACTTGGGAAACATTACTCTCAATTACCAGTTCTCATGTAAACATCCAACCAGTTGGCAAACAATTACGGTTGGCAGTTAAGGAGAAGAAGTCAGGAAAGTTCTTAGGATTCATTCGTTTGGGTTCACCAGTAATCAACATGAAACCTCGCAACGAATTGCTTGGCCAAGTGTTTACGCAACAACCTGAATGGAATAAGCGATTCAATGATTCTTGTTTGATGGGATTCGTAATTGTACCATCTCAACCATTTGGATTTAACTATCTTGGTGGTAAGTTATTGGCTGCCATTTGTACCAGTCATACTGTGAGAGAAATTGCCAATAAAAAGTATGGTATGAATTTATGTTTATTTGAAACTACCAGTTTGTATGGTTCTACCAAATCGGTATCACAATATGATGGTATGAAACCATTTATTCGATATCAAGGTTTAACTGAATCAGATTTTTTACCGATGATGCATGGCAAACCATATACTGATTTGGTCAAGTTTGTAGAATCTAAGGTTGGCCAAATTGTTGATGATGGAATCTCCAGTAGAAAACTAAAGATTTCAATGAAGATTATCTCTTTGACGAGAGTGGCTTTGAAAGGTACACCAGAGCTGGTTACTTTTGATACAACGATTGAGAACGCCAAAAAGTTGACAGAGAAGAAACGTTATTATACATCAAATTATGGGTATAATAACTATATTGATTATCTTAACTGTAAAACAGATACATTGGTTCCCGGTGAGAATTACGACAAACACAATCTAGAGAATATCATTGCTTGGTGGAAGAATAAAGCATCAAACAGATATGATACTTTAAAATCAGAAGGTCGGTTACGGAAAGAGTTGGAAGTCTGGACATCAGGTAAAGACATTCAAATCATTAGATAAATAGTTATATTAAACACTTAGCGATTTTAAAATGGCCGCCAACTTATCCCCATCTGAATTAAATAAACCTGGTCGAGAAGATAGGATCATAACACTCATCAAAAAATATGAAGCTGGTGAAGAATTTGAATTGGTTTCACCAATTAACGGCAAGAAAAAAGCTTTATTGATTTTTGATGAAAAAATACTAAAGAATCTAAAATCTAAAACAAATCTTTCTGGAATAATTTTTCAGACAAATTTGGGTAAACCAATTAAATTAGCAAACCTAGCCAAAACTAAAGAGTTCGGTGGCCAAGCTGATTCTAAAAAGAGCACAACACACATCGAAGAAAAAGAAATTGTTTCGATTAGAGAACAGTTAGGTGAAATAAAAAAGAAAATTGAAAAACCTACCGTTCCCATAAAAATTAAAAGTAAGATATATGAAGTCTATGATATTGAAAAAACTGAAGGTACTCCAAAATCCGATTTTCATTTCTTAGATATATCCGGAAATCCAATAGTTTGGATGTCACATAAAGACGGTTCGAAAGCATCCGACTTCCAACAATGGGGTGGTATTTCTAAAACTGTACCGAATGTCCATAGACACAAAGAAACTCAAACTTTTATTGAACAAATTAAAGAAACTTTTCCTGATGGACTACCACC